GATATTTAGACGGTAGAGATATGATGATGTACACTATGGCACCAACTAACGTAAGTAATGTTGGAAAAGATGAAAGCTATACCATAAGTAACAACTTAGTTAAGACTTCTGTTGTAGGTGGTGGTGATTATGAACATATGATTTGGGATTATGATGTTGACCATTTGTATATCAGAAAATGGTATGGTGCTGAATTATATCATGTCGAATCTAGACCAACTGAATGTGAATATAGAAAAATTGTGTTATTAAAACACGTTAGAACAACATATGGGCCAATAGCTTGGTTCATTCCAGGAAAATGCTTAAACAGGAAAAATTATTCTGTAAAAGGAACAAAGTACAACTATAACTCCTATAAATTAGGAGATCAGATATATTATTCCTTTGGTGAAGATAAATTATATTCCTCCGTAGCATTGCCTGAAGAAGTGTTGTATTCTATAAAAACAAAAGTTGATGTAAGTATTAGTAATGGTAAAACACCACTGTTATCTGATGTAGAAAGAGTTGTATCAACATTATTAGGTGAAGAATATGTACAAAAACAAAAATCTTTAATTGCTGCTTTATTATTTAATGTCTTGTGCACTAACAACGTGGAATTGTTGAAACTCAATGGCTACTCTAGAAGCGAATCTGAAACTGGCACTTATCAAGTTGGAAATTCAGAGGTTTTTAGAGAAGAGCCAAAACCAGTCTTAAGGAAAGTAAAATTGCCAGACTGTGAATTTGAGTTTGCTCCATGTGTTGCTCCAGCTCAAGATAGAGAAAATGAATTAGTAGCTATAAAAGAAAGAGTTTTAAAAGTTAGGAATAAAACCCAGCCAAATAGTACTATGTTAAATTGGATGAAACAATTCTGTGCTTTACTAGTCCCAGATGATTCAATGCATACATTAATACCAACAAGTGTTGAGCATGTGAAGACTAGATTAAAGAACAATAACCAGAAACAAAAATTTGAGAAATCTCAAAATTTTATAGACCAAGCTAGTAATTATGTTTCTTCTTTCATAAGAGGGAACCATATAATGAAGTAAAAGCTCCAAGAGTTATATCGCAAACTACATTCCATCATAAAACGAATATAGCTACTTATGTCTATTCATTGACTGATTATTGTAAGAAGTTTGATTGGTACGGGCCTGGTAAAATCCCGGTTGAGATTGGATTGAGATTACAACAGATTGCCAGCCAGTCTAAAACATTGATGGAAACAGATTATAGTCAATTTGATGGCACCGTAGGTGTAGTTCATCAGATGTTATACAAGACTATAATGAAAAGATTGTTTCCAATTGAATACCATATAGAAATAGATGATTTATTAAACAACGAGTCAAATCTTTGCTAGAACTGCTCATGGGGTGTTATATAATACAGAACAAAGCATATTGTCAGGATCAATGCGAACATCTAATTTTGGAACAATTGTGAATGCTTTTCAAGCATATTGCATGTATTCTTACCAACATTATACACGCAAAACGCCTAAAGAATGCTTTGATCTATTAGGTATCTATTTCGGTGATGATGGAGTATCAGCTGATTTGAGAGAATCAGTAGCTAAGACTGTGACCAACATGTCTGGTATGACGCTAAAAGCCGACGTCAGACCTAGCAATAAACCCATATCATTTTTAGGTAGAATATATACTGACTTAACTTTATCCATGGATTCTTTCTCTGATGTTGCAAGACATGTTAGAAAAATGCATGTGACAACAGCACCAAATTCCGTAAGTGACTTGGAAGCGTTAAAAAGAAAAGCAGATGGTTTCACCTATACCGATCCTAATACACCATTTATTTCAAACTGGGCTAGCTTCATTTTGCGAAATACAAAAGAAGTTGAGTTGTCTGAAATAGTTATATCTGATGAAAATTACTTCGCTAAAAATAACTTACCATTTCCAGAAATTGAAAATGTTGAGTTTGCTAAGGAAGTGATTGCAATAACTTTGGATATATCTGTGACAGATTTGACCAAGTTTGAAATGTGGTTTGACACCGACCATAAACAAAATATTCAAACAATAAAATTTAATAAGATAAACGAAATTAAATTTAAACTGGACTGTGTTATAAATGGCAGAAACATTAATCTCCCAATTGACCCAACCGTTGGAGGGAATGTCACCAAGCATTCCAAAGCCTCTACCAGAACGTGCAATTGAATAACGTCGAGATTTCCTCACTATTGCTAACGGCATTTAGTAGTTTAATAATACTAATACGTTGGTTGTTGGGGATACTATTTGATTCATTGATACTAATATTTAATTCGATGGTATTCCAAGCGCTACTATCAATATTTATTATGTACGTGATTTCAAAAATATTAGTACATCTTGGTCAGTATATAATGCAAAATTCACAGTTATTTGCTGATATATACGGTGACGTTTCCTTTGCTGCGATCAATTGGAAACAAACTTTAGCTACAAAATTTATCAATTTGTTTAGCTCTAGACCAGATGAATCTGAGGTACGAGACCAGTTCCGAAAATTTGTATACCAATCAAAATCAGCCAATTTAAATAATGCTCACTCACATCCTATTGCTGCTCAAATAAGAACAAATGCTGATAATTTTATATCACAATTTATTAGCTCTATAGGTTAC